CGACAGGGGCGTAGACGGAACAGGTACCACTGCCCGAGTAATGGCGGAGATGCTCGGCCATTAAGGCGTTGAACATCAGGGTAAGCGTACCGTGTATAGACTGTCGCTTGGCGGGGTCAATGTTCGCGCCCAGATAAATCTTGAGCTTCCCTGCGGATGGGGCAGGGAGCGCGTCTGCTACGACGTCGCGGGCGTCGTCATCCCGCGCCAGCTCCAGCCCGTAAGGTGTCGTTATTGCCATTGCTTGCTGCCCTCTTGCGCGTAGCGGTAGGACGCCCGAAATGAGCGTAGAGCACATCGACCTCGACCCGCAACGCCCGCGCCAGCCGCTTGAACTCGGCGTCCACTTTCTTCGGAGTAAGGCTCTCGCCCTGCTCGTCAGCTTCGTTGGACATCTGCTCAAGATGGGCGCGAACCTGCGCAATCTCTTTGTCGATTAGTCCTACTCTCATTAAGGGCATACAGTACCTGCTTATGCTTCAGTGACGGCGCAACGCACCAGATGTTTATCTTCAACCCGAATCGCACCGAGGTGCATCTCGGAGTAAATCCGGTACGCGAACGAGATACCGGGGTCTTCAGCAACACGGACCCAGATGTCCTTGTTGATCTGCATACCGATAGCCTTGCGGGTCATCGCGAAGATGTACCGCTCGTCAGCAGCGGGCGATTGCAGGCGAGTGGAGACAACCCACGTATAGCCCATCCAGCTCTCGATGTAGCCCTTGCTGGTCAGCGGGCGGACAGCGTTGTAATCGCCGGAGGTCGCTTCGGTCAGTTGCAGCAGCTTACGCGCCTGCTTGGGACCGATGACGAACACCTTGCCCTCGTCGGGGTCGATGTCGTTCTCCATGAACTTCTCGGAGACCTCGGTCACAAGGTCGAAGCTCATGGCGACAGCAGACCCAGTAGCACCGATAGCCTGCGCAGTGGGGAACGCGATGTTGGCACCGTCGCCGTCTTTGGAGACGCCCACAGCGGCCTCGATAATCACGTCATCCTTGGCTCGGCGCATCGCTGCGGCGTGTGCCCTGGCGTAGTTGCTGTTCGGGTCCACCAGCATCTGCGCGATGTCGGAATGCTCCGTGACATCACCGATGTTGTACACGTCCGGCATGGACTTCCGACGCTTCCACTGGGTATCGTCGTCCGGGGTGATCTTGGAGCGGTTGTTGCCCGTCCAGCTAGACCGGGTGCTTTTCAGGCTGGCGTCGTTATGCTCCATCAGCTCCCAGTTATGGGCCTCTGACTGCGTGCGCTTGACCATGACATAGGGGTCAAGGCGGGTGACGCTCTGCTGCGCCAGATGGCGAACATTTCGTTCGTAGGTCTGGATGAATACATCTTCGATAGTCGCGCCCATGGCGGAGTCCTCTCAAGTAATTTCAGGGGTCTCGTCGGGTACTCCACTCGGGGCCACATGACTCGCAGGTACTCCACGCGGGGCCATGCGTATAGACAGTTTACGCCCTCGGCACCTTTCGCTCAAGCTCTATACGCTGGCGAATCAACGAGTCGTGCAGTGGGTGCGTTTCGTCCCAGTGTCCCGGATGGCTCATGATCTCGTTGATCTTCATGATGGCTTCGTCGGGGGACAGCTTGTTGATGGGGGTAGGGTCGCGGCTGGTGTTGTTGGCTTTCTCCACCGTGGCGTCGGCCCACTTGCTCAGCCAGCGGATACTGGCGGCGTCGAGCTGGTCGTTCTTGATAGCCTCGACCACGGACTCGGGTGCCTCGGAGTCGATGGCGAACTGCTTGAGGTTGGCGATGCGGTCGTTGAACTTCTCGCCCCACTCCTTGCGCAGGTGGTCCAACTGCTCCTTGTGGGCAGCGACGACCTGCTCGCGGGCAGCCGCCTCGTGCTGGGCCTTGGTGCCGTACAGGCGGGTGAACTGCCTGCGCGACAGGCCAGCCTCCAGCGCCTCCTTACGGGCCTCCTCGTAGCCGTCCCAGGCTATCTCCTCGGGCAGCGTGTAGCCGTCCTCAGAGGGCGGAGGCAGGTCGTCGTCCTCCGGCTTGTAGGTCAGATTGGGGAACCGCTCCAGCAGCTTGCTGGTGTACTCCTGCAACTGCTCCTCGGTGGCGTTCTTGTCCGGCAGCCGGATGGAGGCACCCATATGGTTGGCGGCGTGGGTAATCTTACCCACCGCATCCTCCAGGCTCTCGGCCTTGGCGATGAACGGCGCGTCGCGCAGCGGTTCGGGCAGGGACTCTTTCCAATCTTCACTCATAGTTTAAACTCAACCATCCTTTTGATGTATTGTATCAGATCATGTGCCCCTAGTTTATACGCAGTACGATAGGGGTCCGTGTCAAAGAGCTGCTGGCCATACGATTCCTCCAGGATGGCGAGGACTTTCTTACCGTCCTCGGTCTCAAAGGTCCGCTGCACGGCCTGGATGCTCTCTTTCAGTTTGGCCTGTAGGTCTGGTTTCATAGCGTTGGCGGAACCTCTCACACCGGTGTGAGAGGTCACGGACCGAAGCCCTCCTGTATGCCGCCCGGTGGCGGTGTGGGCATGGCTTTCATGCGTTCAATCTCCATCGCCTCCTGCTCCCTGGCCTGCTGCGCCTCCTGCGCCTCCTCCAGCTCGTCCTTGGTGCGCAGCACCTCAGCGGGTACGCCCGAGGCGTAGGCCAGATACTGGCTGAAGCGCACCGGGTGCAGGGCTTCCATCAGGGCAGGCATGACCTGACCGGCCTGGGCCACGGAGTCTAGCAGCCCCAGCATGGAGACGGTGACATCACGCCGCATGGCGCGGGGCAGAGGCCCGGTGAAGTAGATGTCGTAGTCCTCGTCCTTCAGGTTCTCCGGCTTGGGGGGCAGCTCGTTGGCCCGGTCCAACATGGCGAATACCCGCTCGATGATGGGCACCAGCAGCTCGCCCTGGATGCGGGCGAGGGTGCTGCCCAGCAGACGCGCCATCTTCTCCATGCGGGCGGAGACCTCCGTGGCGGTCATGGCGGGGGACTCCTTCAGGTCCAGACGGTCCACCAGGAAGATGCGGTTGATGCTGTCCTCCAGCCGCGCTATCTCCAGCGTACCGACATCGAAGCGGGCGCGGGACTCGTAGGGCTTGAGGCTGCGGTCCACGTCCTGCACCAGCGTGAGTCCGTCCGGCCCCAGGTCCAGGTTGGACAGCAGCCCGTTGGGCGTGGCGAGGTTGGCGGGGCTGACCGCCTTCTCGGCGTTGTCCAGGCTCAGGCTGACCAGCTCGTTCAGCGTGATGGCGGTAGGTAGGGCGACGGCACTGGGGCCGTGCCCCCAGCGCGAGCCGCTGGTCTTGCTCCACCGCGCCACGGCGACGGGCATGGAGTAGTAGCCCCCCTCCTCGCCGCAGGTCTCGCCGGTGGTGCGGCACAGGTAGACCTCCCCGATGGGGCGGTTACCGGGCAGGGCGCGGGTGATGGAGGGGACGGTGCGCGGGTAGATGCACTGGATAATGTCGTACTTGGTGGTCGGGTCGTCCAACTTGGCCTTGATATGCTCAGGGCACTTGCCATCGAAACGATGGACGATTTGCTCAGCAGTCCACTGGTGCCTACGGTATAGACGCAGGACACGCCCCCGGTGGTCAGAGGTGAAATACAGCTCGCGCACGGGGATGGTGGAGAAGATGAATTCCTTCCCCTCGCGCTCGGTGATGATGCCGCTGTTCCCGAAGTGTATCAGGTCCAGATACGCCTCGGCGACCTCCAGGTCGAAGTTGGAGTCCATCAGCGAGTGGAACACCTGTCTGGCGCACAGCTCCAGCCACGACCGGGCGCGGTTGTCGAAGTTGAGCTGGGGCTTGCGGAACTTGAACTCGAACCACTGCAGCACCGAGGAGGTCAGGTTGCCGTGCAGGGTAGACGCCAGATTGGACGAGGCGCTGATGGGGATGTCGGAGTAGATACGTGGCCTGGAGAAGGTCAGCTCCGATTCCGTGGTCTGGGGCTGGAAGAAGTTACCGCCGCGCATGGGCGCGAAGTAGCGTTCAATCTGGTCCCAGGTACCGTCGATGGACGACTGCCGCTCGGTGTAGAGCGTCTCAAACTGCTTTAGATGATCCACGGTGCTGCCTCATCGAACGGGTGACTTTAAAGTTACGCTTGTGGGCGGGTGCCTTGATGAACTGGTAGCCCTCTCCGGCCCCGAGGAGGGAGTACTCAAGCGCTTCGACAACATGGCTGAATTTCGATTTCTCCGGCTTCTCGGCATACCGGTCCGACCCCGCCAGTTGTAGTTTCCGATAGGCATAGCCACCCCCCAGTCCCTTTCGGAGTGTCGCACAGGCGGGGTGGATAGCGAAGGCTGGCCTGCCGGAGAGGGTCAGGGTCTGGAGGCGGCCACGCAGAGCCTCCTGGCGGGCCAGCCCGTCGTCACTCTGGCAGGCGGGGACCATGGGGATACCGGCCTGATAGAACACGTTGAAGACCGTATCAGCGTCCGTCTGGGCGGCATTGCGACCAGAGGGGTCACCGAAGCCCTCTACGGGCGTATCGGGGCAGTGGCGCAGGAGATACCGGGAGATGTCCGACACGAAATCCTTGGCAGCGGAGCGGGTATAGACAATCTCGTGGAACACCTGCCAGCGGTTGTCCACAATCTGGCTGAAGGTGGCCGCCGGGGTCAGGCCGAAGTCGGCACCGAGGATAATGGGGGACCCGGGTACGAACGCGATGTTGGCGTCCACATGGGTGCGGTCGTTGAACTCCGGGTACACCGGCTTGCCGGTGGCGAGGAAG